TTCAGATGTAATAGAAGCTGAAGCTGCTGTAATATTGTCAGTTGTTAAAGCATCGATGTCAGCATTTGAGATGTTTGCATTTGTTGTAACATCAAGAGTTCCAGTTGCTGTTGAACTAGCAGTTACAGTACCTGAGACATTTACATTAGCGGAGTTTACAGTACCAATAGTTGCAGTAGTTGATTCAACATTAGCCGTTGAGATGCCTCTGGTGTTCTGGTCTTTATAATCCTGTAATGCCTGCTCATCAGCTGCCTGTTGTGTTTCAATGTCGGAAATAGCAGCATAAATGTTAGCTATATCATTCTGTATTTCTTTATCAACTTTTGACTGTTGAAGTTTCTGTTTATCTGATACGGGATTTAATGTTCTCATATAGTGTGTGTTTCCTTTTGTTTGATTTTTAAGAAAAAGAGTCATACATAATAAAAAAGGCCGCCCGAAATACATCGAGCAGCCTTAAAAGTTGTTACATTATATCAGTTTTTAGTAACCTATAATATTTGCTGGAGTAGCATCGTGGAGGATACCGATGCCATTTTTTCCTGGTGATACACAAACGAAATCACCAAAGAACTGAAGAGAAACAACAGCACCAGGTCCTTCGAAGTTCTTAGCAGGATGGATTGCCAAAACATCGTCAATCAAAAGGCCAAACTTTTCGTTGTTTTCCTTTGTCATAACAGCGCCTTCTGCAAGCTGTTCAACTGTAGCACCACCTGGCTGGTCACCAGAAACGTTGCTGTCAGCTTTGTCAGCTCTTGTCATACATACAAGTTCCCAAGTATCAGGGTCACCCATAAAAAACAAACCTTCTGGCATAGCAGGTGAGTCAACAATACGGTCAATGTATGACTTTGATACACTGATTGACATTGAGTCCCAACCCATTGAACCATCTTTGTCCTTTGAGCGGCTCTTTGTGTCAGTCATATTGCGGTTTGTTGTATCCAACTCAGCCATAATCTTGACATAGTCATTGTCGTTTACAACAACGATTGGTGCCTTAGATGCGTGACGACGTACCTTAGCAGCCAAACCATAAAGGTCCTGCTTATAAGTTGTATTTGAACTGTTGTAATAGAAGTTACCAGCCAATGAAGCAGGGCGAGCTGAACGGTTTACACCATTGAATGAAGTTGAAATAAATGTCTTCCAAGTAGCACCTGAACGTGCGTTCTTGATTGGAAGCCAGTCCAAAAGTCCTGATGGAAGGATTGGATTACCAGATGGGTCTGTAGCACCAGCGAATGTAAGGTAAGCATCAGCTGCAAGAGTTACTGTTGCATTTGGAACAACTGTTACTGTGTTAGCATCTTCATCAACTTCTGTAACTGTAAGAGTAGCAAGGAAGTTTGCTGGAGTGTCGTTCAATGCAGATTTAACAATCAACTTCTGGTCTTCAGATACCTTGAAAATCTGTGAAGTAGTAAGTGTGAGAGTTGTTGGTGTACCATCTACAAATGCAGTACCAGAAGAAACTGTACCAAGCTGACCATAAGCATTACCATAGAACTGAGCAGCCATCTGTTTACGGAATCCGTCAGTAGCAGCAGCCATATCGTTAGCAGCGTCAACAATGAAAGCACCACGTTCATCTACTGTAGCAGCAATCTGCTTTGAGTTTACAAAGTATGAGCTGAACAACTGGTGACTTACAATCGGAACTGTAAACTTTGCGTTGTGTGCTACGTGAGCAGCGTTGTCAAATGATACGTCATAGTCAGCAGAAACAGCTCCACCGTGGTCATAAAGTGCGTTAAAAACATACTTTTCACCAGCTACGCGTACTTTCTTAATAAGATTGATAAATGGGTCATCTCTCAAAAGAAGAGATTCTACACCTGGGCGGTACCAATCTTTAAGGATGTTAAGGAAGTTTAAGTCCTGGTCCATATTCAATAATCTCCTATATGCAGCTCATTTAAGCTGCGGTTATTTTATTAGTTTATTTTTAAGAAACAGTGTTTGTAATATTATTCGTCAGTAACTTCGTCAGTAACTTCGTCAGTAACTTCGTCAGGATACTGCGCTTGATAAAACTCCATAAGTTTGTCTCTGTTTTCAAGCAGCTTTGCATAATCCTTGCATAAGACATACATATTCTGCAAACCAACAGAAGAGCTCCTCCATTTGTCAATAGGAAATAGCTTGTCTGGATTTCTCATTACCCAAGATAACATTTTCTTATAGTCATTGAAAAACTTTTTATTGTCATTAACTTTGTATTTACGCATTGTTTCCACTTCCTAAAGGATTTTTCCATTGTCTGTCTTTTTCGTGCATTAAATAATAAACTGAATATCTGAATGCAGCTAAAGCATCAGCGTGGTAGAAGTCATCATCTGTTTCATATATAACTGAGTGTGTTTCCTCATCATATTTCCAAATATAACATTCCATCTCTTCAGTTAGTTCACTAGACTTAACAAGAATGTCAGCTCGCTTTAACGCTTCCCTTATATCAAATATCTGTTGGATTCTGTCAACTTTGTATGCATTGAAGATATTAATCTTTTTACGCCATAACTCATTTGATATTGACTGGTCAGATGTATCAGCAACAGCAATACAGTTTCTTTTGTCTATTTTATATTTTTCCATCAAAGATGTCTGCATTGTCGTCAACTCATTTACGATAGTTGAAACATCAGATTTATTAAACTTCTTTGTTTCCAACTCGTATATCTTACCATTTGATGAGAGGCCTAAAGCTACCAAAGCATTGTAGTCATTTACACCGTAGTCAACACCAATAGCAAGTTTTGTTATATATTCATTATTTGGAACAACATCATACTTATGGTAAACTGGGTAAACAATACGTGTTGTATCAATAATGTTTTCAGCAAGGTACTCACGTCGGAATGTAATGTCATCTCTTGTCCAACCATTGTCTTTCAATACTGTTTCAAGAGCATCTTCTGGTATAGTTGGGTTGTCTTTCATTGTTGCTGTATAATGATTCCAAGTAGCTGCAAGCTCACCATCAGTAATGTCTTTCCAATAACCTTTTGATGTAATAGAACCTGTACCACTCAGTATTGTTGTGCTATCACGACCTTTAATGATTGGTCCTAAGATGTCAACCATTAAGTACTTTAATGCCTGTTGTGACTGAGCTTCGTCAATGATAATAAAGCTGTAATCTTGACCACGGAGTTTTTCTCTGTCTGTTTTGCTATTGTTTCCAACAAGCTGAATGAATGCTCCATTTTCAAACACAATACGTAAGTTTACATTGTCTACTTTATATGGCATTCCACTGATGTCAGCATATTTAATCAAGTTTTCCCAGAAAACATCTTTTGTTTTTGATATAGTCAAGCCCATAACTAAAACAGAGCGCTGCTTATTAAAGCCATTTATATTGTCATAGCCTTTTGTACAATGCAATACAGCTAAGCCAGCCTCTGAGTATGATTTTCCACTACGTCTACCACACAACATAGTGTTTCTTTTCTGTAATGTTTTTAATACATTTTGCTGCCAAGGAAAGAATGTCCTGCTTATCTTATATTCAATAAAGTCATAGTCATCTTCCTTTCCTTTTGACAAGTATTCTTGTGTGTCAGTAACCAAATCTTTAATCTTCTCAAGTGAGCGAGCTCCGTTCTCATTCTCAATCTTGTTTGTCATATTACTAAATGATTTTTTAACATAAGCATACAAAGGATTACTTTTGTCAACATCTCCTAACAAAACATCTCTTACAGCTTTGTGGTACAAATCGAGAAGATTATCATTTTTAGCCGACTTCATAATAGTTCCATCCTTAAATGTAACAACATCAGGCTGAACATCTACTATGTCGTCTTTTAGCAGTTTCCGTTTTGACATTTGTGCATTCCTATAATATTATTCCATATCCTATTTTGCTCTGCTTTAACACAGTTGGATTTGTAGCCTCTTACCCAGTCAGCTATTTCGAGAATAGATTCCCATCTGTAAAGATATTCACACTTTTCAGGGAAAGGCATTGAACCACAACCATTGCATTCAGAAGCAAGCTCAAACCTACAGCCTTTACAGTAATCGGGCTGAACACCTCCTGGGTTTTCAACAGAATAGTCATTATCAATCAAGTTACATTCAGAATAGCCGCCCATTGTATCTAATACAAATGTTTGGTCAGACCAGCCTGATGAATCTCCAATGCCATATTTATAACGTTGAAATGCTCTACAAGCTCCGCTTTTGTCATCGTGTGACTTCAGATATTTCATTCTATTCCACTGGTCATTCATATATGTTCTTACATACTTAAAACGTTTATCATTTTCAAATATAGGGTCTTGACACAAAATGGCTAAATGGAACCATTCCTGAATGTAGTCATCTAGTATGTGTTTATCCCATTCATTTGAACCATTATGAAGTTCCCAATGTCCAATAGGTTTTCCTTTCAACTCTTCTATAATGGTGTCCTGCCATCTGCCTTCTTTGTTTATTGTCTGAATGTTATATGTTGAATCATAACAGTGATTTAGCTTGCAGTACATCTTTATGTTTGGATATTTGTCAAATATTTTATTGAAGTAGTCCAAGTTCTTAAAGAAGCTGTAGTTGTAAAAGCTTAGCGTACAGTTGGTACTATTCCAAACACCTAGTCTTAATGCTTCCATCCAAACAGATTTGTAAGGCTCTTCCTGTAATGGGTCAATAGGCAAACGTAACCATTCTCCAATACCATCGTGAGAAAGCTGTAAGCCGAAGTCGTGATCTTTCAGCCATTTTACTTTTTCAAGTGGGTCATCATTTATTCCTAACAAACCAACACCATTATCAGATGTAGACCAGTGCAAGTTCCATTCTGGGAGTATTTTTGTTACATTTTCCCAAACTTCTTTAACAACTTTGAATGCTGACAATGGATTAAAAAACCAAAGGTCAAAATACGCTTCAGGCTTTCGATGCTGCTTTTTAGCTTCATTTACCTCAGCAATAACCATTTTGTCATTGTCCCAAGTTTTACGAAAAGCTTCCCAATCTGCTTTATATGTTTTGTAGTTTTCTTCTTCTACGTGTTTTAAGAAAGGAAGCCACTTATCTTTTTCCAAATACAAAAATGGTTGAGTGTAGTTTTGAGATTTAGCAGCTGAACAGTATGCACATGCACCTGAACAGACTTTACCCCCGTGTATAATAATCGATTTACTTACCATTAGAGCTCCTCAGGCTTCAACACATTGATGTTCTGACGAACTGGTTCCTCAAATGGTTGAGTGTTTATTTTTACCCAAGGTCCTTCAGATGTCCATTTTACTTCAACTTTAAGGTTTGGGTCTTTGTTAGCTCTTCGAACTAAAGCAGATATTGTGTCATAATCCAACTTTATCGGGTCTTTTTTCTGATATTCTTTAATGACAGCTTTAAGTTCTTTGATTTCTTTTTGATAGGCTTTTATTGTTTTATCAAGCTTTTCATTAATAATCTTTTCAATATATTTTTTGAACATAACTTCCTCATGTATAAAAAGGCGGGCAGTAAATACTAGTTGGCAAAGTGTGTATTATGTTAGGAACTGCCTCTGCCTTTAGGTTTTATTATTTATAAGGCTTTCCCCATAAGTGAGACAACGCCCATTTTCCTTTAGATGGTGCCTGACTGAATGCTTTTGATTCCTCTGGTGTAATATTGTCATAAGTGGCAGTGAAGCCATCTCTGTATGTTACAGTCAAACCATCTTTTGTGTTATAGTCAATATCTTGTACAAGCTGCGAGTCGCCTCTTCCATCAGGATGAGTTGATGGATCCCAACTCTGAGCGTTTGATACATAAATATTTTGGTTAGATGTTGGAGTTGACTTTGTTGCCAAATCTGTTTTTGGAGCTCCAGCTATTGAACGTAAAACGTTGTTAAAAAATCCCATTATAAAACCTCTTCTACTTCTGAGTGGATTATGAAACCCGCTTCAAATCCATCTTCCGCTAGTGGTAGAACGTGTCCGCCAACTGCTAATCTGAATACAGGACCAAGCTGTGTGTTACAGGCAACAATATGAACATTGCCAATCAACTTCTTTTCAATGCCGTCATCTTTAAGCATTTTAATAATGGCAGCTTTAAGTTCATTTTTGTCCATTGTATCATTGATAGTTCCTTCTTTCAACAACTTCTTCCATCTGTTGTAAACACGTACCTTTGGGTCGAACATATGTTCAATAATCAAAGCAGATGTAACAGGTCTATTATAAAAAGCATCTGGAAACTGATTGGCTTTCTTCTTACTCATTCTAAACTCCTCTTATAACAATCTTTCCGTCAATATAGTCGCTTTCAGACAAAACATCGTTCCAGTTTTCATCTGATTTATTAAAACCAATGCCTTCAAGATTAAGCATTTTGTCATTAAATACTCTTTGCTTAGCTAACAAAACAGGTTTAAGCCCATAAGTTTGTACAAATGCAGCCAAGCCGTTATCATATTTTGGTTTAACACTACAAAGTTCAATATACTTGGCGCAGTTACATAATATATCAGATGCGAGGTCATTCATCATATCTTGGTCATTAATGCCTCTACGTCTCATTTCTTTACGGGCTACGTTTAAGCAGCATTTATTAAGAATCTCCCATTCGTTTGTTGTCATTCTAACCGGTCCTCTATCATCTCAACTTCTGGAACAATAATAGGAGGGTTGATACTGCGGTCGTTATCCCCAGAGTTATTGACACACCTTTCCAAATCTTCAACTTCTGCTGCGATTGTTCGTAACTTTTTTGCGATGCCTCTAAGTCCATCTGCATCTGCTTCAAGTTCTGCTCGGATGTCTGCAAGTCCAGTTCGTACTGCTGCAACTGTTTCTCTTTCTCTATCAAGTTCAACTCGATACTCTCCAGCTTGTCGGCTTCCGTGTTCAACGCCTCTGATATAGGCGTAGCTGAAACCTGAAATAAACAAAGCAAGGAGGCCAACAATAATGCCAATGTATATTTTCTTGTCATTCATTTAATCCTCTTTGTAATATTTCTATTTATTAAGAAAAGCTTGAGTTGCTTCTCTTCCAGTACGTGTTATATAAGATTCCTTGGTTAAACGCTGCAAGGAACCACTCTTTATGTTTTACAAATGATATAAGGTCGTCTCTTCCAATAACAATGTTTTCATTTGTAAATATATAGTTGTTATTGCCAGTATTATAATAAACAAGGTCATTACAAGGCTTATAAACATCCCAAGGCACTTTGCCACAGCCCCATACAACTTCGTTATCCACATTTACAACAACTTTATAATCAGGACCATATATTCTCCGTTCTTTTAACACTGCTTGAACTTTTTTACAGCGTTTAATGTATTCCTGTCTTTTTATTTCTTTTCTCTGTTCATTAGTCATTTTACACCTTCTCGTTACACTTCAAAAAATAAGCGGTAAGACTCAACAACGCCATTCTTTACAGTGTTAGATGCTCCTAATGGGTCATACTGAACTGTATTATATTTATCAACAACAACGAAATGATGTAGACCAGTTGTCTTGTTATAGAAGTATGCAATGCGTACATCTGCTGTTTTTTCAAACTTTTCAGACTTAAATACATTATACTTCTTTCCAGTCAAGTCACGCATTATTGACAAAGGGTCTCTAATGAAACAGTCTTTGTCCATATAGCATTTATCAACAAACTTGTCGTAAAGTGGCAATGCATTTGGCAAGTTGTTAGTTACATACAGCAAACACAAAAAGTAGCAGCCACTTTTTCCAATGTTTTCCATCTTTCCTTGAATATTTTCAACCATTTATAAACTCCTCTAATATTTAGTTATCATTTTGTTTTGTTTTGTCATTCTCCGCTGCTGCAAGCAGTCTTTTTTCACTTAAAGGTTTTTTAACTATTTTAGTTATTGTGTCAATATCTATGTTATTTTCATAACAGTATATTATTAAGTCAAAAAGCCTCAATGTTTTTGTATTTTTAATGTCACTTAAAACTATTGTCGTAAACACACATAGCTTATATATTTCATCAACTGTCATTTCTTTTATATCAAATGACCTCTCAACTATATCGTAAATGCTTTTTTTAACGCATTTGTTTTTGTATTTTACAGCCTCAGATAAAAACAACTTATCACCTAAATATGTTGTATGCGGACAGCTTTTTCTATTTTCATATATTTCACCTGTTTCAATGTTTATAATAGGCACCCAATGTTTTCTTAACGACTCTACAGCCTTTTTATTATGTTCTTCACTGTGTGGTATTCCTTTACGTGACCTGTTATATTCAGAAATAAACTTATTCTTCTTTAATATATTAAAGTCAGTGTTCCAACTTTTAGCTATTTCTTCAGCTGCTGTATCACCCAAAGTACTTAAACCCTTTTTATACATAAGAACAACTGGACGAGCTGTATATCGTCTAAAGCCTTTGTTAGTACATTTCCATATATAATAATGAGCTAAAAAGTGGTCACCTGGAAGTAATAACACTAAGTTGTCTTCATCATTATCAATAGTGGTGCCTTCAAGTTTTGAAAAACACCTCAAAAACTTATGATGTAGTTCAAAACCTTTAGTTTTCTTCTTTTCTCTAAACTCATTTGCTTCATATAAAGCTTGTAGCTTATTCCAATATATAGACTTTGTGTTAAAATACTTTTCAAAGTTATGCTTCATTTATAGCCTCCTCTAGTGACTTCCCATAGTTGACTGCATTGTAAGCTCTCCGCCAGCAGGTGTTTGCCTGTTTCAAAGTTGGAAAGCACCTTGCATACATAACAAGTTTGTTACGATATACCTTGAAATAAAAAATGTTATCCAAGCGAGCTATTTCAAACTCGTAATCTCTAACAAACTTTGTTTTCAGTTGGATGTATTGCACCATAAAACCTCCTGATACATTCGGCCATAACTTGTTCAACTTCTGTTAATGGCATTTTGTTAGCCATTTTTCCTTTAACCACAGCATAACATTCTATGAATGGGTCGTCCTCATACAACGATCTCTTCATAGTCTCCTGTTTCTGTTTTGTGCCAAAAAGATTCATCTATCAGTTTATCTCCTTCAAATATTTTAATATGAAATATAGTTCCTTCACAGGTTGATATTTCGTATGATACTAGTGAGTCCTCATAGTCAATACCTATTTTATTATTTTCTATGACGTAACAGAAGTTGTCCTTGTCAAACATCTTATTGTAAAACTCCATTAGTGCGGAGTGATGACTTTTTGTCATTGACTCTACAAACTCAGCATACAAGTTTCTGTTTTGTGCCATTGTTATCTCCTTTACATGTATTTAGTTACAAACTAAAAAATAGGCCAGCATCTCAATGAGACACTGGCTTTTTGTGTTTTTATTTGTGGTTTTTTAAATCCCAGACGAGCAATATCAATGCCATCACTGCGACAACTAAAGCTATGATTGTTTCAGCCATCCTCGGACCCTCCAAAACTTTTTATTTATTGTATAGAGTAAAGTAGATGATTAATAAAATAATCAAACCTACAATACCCGTCAGTATCGAGTACAAAGCAAATGATTCCATTTAATCTTTCTCCTTATATTTTTCAAGAATCTCCAACTTTTTATTGAATGCATCAGCATCTATTTTATACCATTCCTCAATGTCATTGTAGTAAACTGGTTTTGCATAGCCTTTTGATTTACATTGAGCTACAGTAGCAAGCATCTTTACCCACAATCTCCGCTGCTTTGCTGTTAGATTATTTCGTATTCTCATCTTACCACCTTCTTATACAGTAAATACGTGCAGGGAAACAAAGTTATCGCAACCATTATAATAAGGAAGGCTTCAACGTTTCCTGCTAAAAATACAACCAACATCAGTAACAAACCAAATACTGAAAGCTGCATGCAGTACAGTAACAAAAACAAGATGGTCTTTATGAAGTCATCCATTGTTTCTCTCCTTCTTTTGTTAGTTTATTCATTAAAGCTCCCAAGTATATGTTACATTACCAGACCAGTCAGTAAGCTTTACAAAGTTACATTCAAAGCGTTCAACATTCTGATATGCGTTCATTTTAATCAACTTTGATGTAGTTGGCATATTGAAGTCAAACTCTGGTACGTAAAACGGTGCAACTGAGAAGTAGCTTTCATCAACAGCAGCATTTGTACCATTCTTCAAACCATTAAAAGCAGCCATTGCTGCATAGTCCTTAAATGAACCTTCAAACTGCTTTTCAGCATTAGTTGTAGCAAAAGCTGCAGTTGCCATTGTGAAAGCCATCATCAAAACAGTAAAAGTCTTTTTCATCGTTGTATCTCCTATCTAATACTATATTAACATTTTGGATTAAAACTGTTAATCTTTTTTCAGTTATTTAGTTACTTTAACAAACTCATAAGTGCATTTGACAACCAGCTCAAAAAGCCTGAACCATTATTGTCAGCCTTAGGCTTCCTGTAGTTATAGCGTGTTCCCATCATAAAACCATTCTTTGTAATAGTTGTTGATGAAAAGCCGTCATTATCAAAAGTATTGATATTTGTAGCTCCTGTAACATCTGTTGTAACCATTCCTGTAACAAACTTTGTCATTGTTAATCTCCTTGTTGTTTGATTTACAGTAATAATATAAAGGCTGGTAGCCTAAAGTTCAATATTTTTATGATTTTTTTTTAAATATTGTCATTTTTCCTTATATTTATTATTGTCCCATATAGCTAAAAAAGTCTCGAAAACGTTGGAAAATAATGCATTTGATGCAGTTACTCATCTCGATACAAAACAGCATCAGTTAACGATGGTTTTACAGCCAAAATGTCATCAGTTTCCCAAGGATTTATCATCAAACTTATATGTATAATCCTGTCAACTGGAAGCTCCTCCATACGGAAGTTTTTGAACTGACCAGGCTTTCCATTTATACGGAAGTTGGTCTCAAAACTCTTCCGTTTTTGGAATGTTTCAGTTTTCATAAACTGCTGTAAGTCTGCAAGCTTCATCAAATAAACTCTTCTTAAAGCTATTTTAACATATCCAATGTAGATATTTCCATTATGGTGAACCCAGCTTTCTTCTCCTGCGCCTTGGTACTGTTGAAATAACTCTAATGCAAAGTTGTGGTTATCATAGAAGTCAAACTTTAGGTCGACAGGTATTTTAATAGCACGACCATCTGTTTTCTTCCAGAAGTAATAGTCAATGCCTTTAATCTGAGTGTCTCTGTCAGTAACACGCTCAATATTAAAGTTATCAAAAAATGTGGCAGCAATCTGATTTATTATGACAGTGCCATATTTGTCAGTTATATGCTGTTCCTTCTCATAAGTATTCATCATTGGTATATCTCCTTGATATTGGATTATCTTATTACTATGTAGTCCTCATATTTCGGCTTAATGAATGACATAATGAACCAAGTTAAAAGACAGCCTAAAATAAAACCAATAATAAAACTAACCATTATAAGCTCCACAAATAAATAGTAGCTAATGTAACTACATCCATATTATAGCGGTCTTTCCAGTTGATAGTTGTATCAATATCCACTGAAGACACTGCGTCGTTAAACATTTGTTTCAAACTTTCCATTATAAACTCCTTGTATTATTTAGTATATGCATTAGCAAAAGGTGTGCTTTTTCTTAAAAATAAACAATATTTTATGGAGGAATGACTCCTAAGTATATATGTTAATATTATAACAGATGAATATCCTCCTAACATCTCTTATATTTTTAACATGTGTACTAATATTGTATAAGGAAGGCTCCCGTTGAAGAGCGTCGATCGACTTTAGCGTTCCTTAACGGGAGTCTTTTTTTTATGCAAAACAACAAAAAATATTTCGGAAGAGAAAACTTAATAAAAAACATTTCAAGCCACAGAAATGCTCTTGTAAACTACTTTTACAAAACACACAAAGGATATTACAACATCCTTATAATGAATGGAAGCTGCGACGAACTAAACCGCAATAAACACTGTGGTGCAGCTTTTTGTGTTAAAAACAATAATGACACATCTGATGTTACATATTATTATATCACGTCTTCAGTAACAGAAATAAACGATAACAGTTATTTAACATTAAACGCAAACCTCATTCCATTAGTAAAAAAGACATCTGACAACTTAAAGTTTATTGCATTGAACGATAAAGGAATGTTTATTATAGACAAAAAAACTGTTATAGATGCTGTTAAACCTACAAACATTCGTATTAGTAAATGTGATCTTGAGTACCACTATTATAACAATAATGAGCCACTTAAAAAGACCAACTTTGACCCAAAATATATCACTGAAGTTAGATATGTAGAAAATAAAAACAACCAGCACGCAGCAAAAGAGATCACAATATCTGCTAGAGGGTATTACAGATGGAAACAAACTTTCTCATCTATAATAAAAGCTTATTCAAAGCTCACTGGTGTAAAACTTGAAAATGGAAAGCTTATAGGAAAGCCAGTAGCAAATGCAGCTTATAAAAAGTCTTACCCACAGTTCAGAAGAGATATTAAAGAAAACAAACTTTGTTTAATAGCAGAGAATGGAACTTCGTTCCCCGTTACAGTTATTACGAAACAACCTGAGCATCCTGTAAAGGATGACCACAACCATATTATAGAGCGTTTTCGGAAACCCTATAATATGGATATGGTCAAGGTTGACCAAGGTAGTTGTAATACTAAAAACAAGGCGGAGCCTGTAGATGCTAAAACAAAATATGTCGATAAAAATATTGATACATTGGCACAAAAAATGAAGGAATATTCTGTTTCTGAACAAGATATAAAGAAAGCTGTCTTGAGTTTCGGCTCAAATAGATATATGCTTCAGGCTTATGTTGATGGACTTAAAGATAAAGGCTGCTTTAAAGAAGCTGTTTATGCTGTTAAAGTGTTTGACGCATTGAATACTATAAACTTTGACTAAATAAAAACTTGAACGGCAAGATCGGTGGTAGCTTTAGCTGACACTGTTGACTATTGAATATTTTTAAGGAGAATATATGAAACAGTTGAAAGATTATTTTAATGACTATCTAGAGTATATGAATAAAACATATAAGTCACGCGCTGACTGGTATAACAGATGCAAGAAAGATAAGCAGTTTTATTATAGTGAAATGGAAAAATATGCAGTATCAAATGCATACTTACAAGCTGTTAGACGACATAAAAGAATAGAAAAAGTTGAAGAGATGCCTGAAACTACTAATATAGAAATGGTCGAAAAAGCAAAATATCTATGGAGCATCTCTTGTAACTATAAAGATCTTCTTTATAAAGATCTTATAGAAGAGTTTTTAACTAGCGAAAGTATTGCTTATTGTGTTGACTCTGGACTTATAAAGCACGTAGATGAACAAGCCGACAGACGTATCATAAGGTGGACTATAAACTATAATAATGAAATATACTTTGACAACAGATTATATAAAGAAAAGTTTCAAAAATACTAACAGGGAGGCGGTTGGATTGCAACTACCGTATAGATGTTGCTAAATCACCGATAAAGTATAAGGCTGCATTATAGGAACTGGAACTATTTTGCAGCCTTTTTTATTATGGCAAGCTCAACTAATGTTTCGGCAAGCTCAACTAATAATATGTAGCAATAGTTGGATAATCAGCTGAAGCATCTTTACTTTGATTTAATGTTGCTACCAAACTTTGGAAAGAAGCCTGCATATTTGTTGTATCAGCTGACTGTTTAGCTAAAAGTTGAATAGCAATATAAGCAGCCAATGCTCGATAGAATACATTTGTTGGATATTCCATTATTGTATCAGGTTCATAACCAATAAGTTGTGGCTCTGTTAAACTTGCAGTTAAAAAATAGTTGTTACCATTATATTCAACCAAGCCTGCATTGAAAACAGTATTTATTTTATATTCAACTATGTCCAAGTAGCCAGTTTCAGTGTTAGGTGTTAACAAAGCAACATTGTTTCCTGTTGTAAACATCATTGTGTTATCACTCCAATCAGGGCAATAACTCCATCTTGGCATTCCCATATATTTCATTACTGAAGGCTTTATTGTATAGTCATTTTCATCAACATCAACAAAATGAAATGATGTAATAGCGTCATCCTGTGTATCTAAATACCAATAGCCAATAATGTTTTCATCTTTGTCAAAAACACTGAATAAGTTGTTTTTCAAACCATCAAATGTTACCAAAGGCCCTTCAATATCAACAAGTGGACTATAGATATAGCTTTTATTTGTTTCACTGTCATAGCTGCAAACATAAGGGTTGCCACTTGAACTAGTGACATAATAAGCATTGCTTTCAAGTCTACTTATTTCATTTCCAAAAAAGTCAACAGCAACTCTTTCATTAGTCATACCATCAGTATAAGCAACCCAACCATTTCCTATTAAATACGGGCTGTTTTCTAATGCTGTTAAGTCGAAAGTTTCTTTTGTTTCAATATTTGTTACAACTCTGCTGTCATCAATAACGAAAGGGCCCCAGCAAAGTGTATTACTTCCAATAGATAAAAGCTGTTTGTCAAGTTGTATTGTAGATGCAGGGAAACTGATAAACGTTGGTTTTGGGTAATATTCCAGTTTCACCAAACCATAATAGTTGTCCATAAAAAGTTGATTATTTTGAATGCGGTAACCACTTGCACTTCTAGTTGCTCTTGGAACTATTGAACCTGCAGCTTTAACATTGTAAGCTCGGTAGAAGTCAGCAGGCAGCCAGTAACCATCACTGTTACGTTGTGCAAATGCTTCTTTTAACCAATACTGGTTTCCTTTGTCAATAAGTTCATTATATATTGAAGTAAAACCATCGTTAATGTAGTCACGTAGCTCCTTGTGAGTACAAAAGTTGGTATTACTGAGGTTAGCCAAGTTCAATGCGTCTTTGACGATATTAGTTGCCTTTTTGTTGCTCATTTTTCTTCGATTCCTTTATCCACAAAATGTCAGTTTCTATGCGTGCTAACGCTGTTTCTATCTTAACAAAACTGCTTTGTATGGCAGTTACATTGACGATATTATCATTCAAAAGTTTTTCAATAATATCTTGCTTTGTCTCTAACTCTTTAATGCGATTGCTTGTTTTAATGATGACTCCCATCAAAGAACAAAGAAACACAATCGCTTCTATTATTGATGGAAGCCATGTTCCCATTTTTATTCCTCTTTCTTTTTACCAATGAGTGATGCAATAAATGTTGCTACTGCATCAATAGCTGAAAGAACAGCAACAGACATTGTAGCAATAGCTGTAATACCTTCTGCTGTCAAACCACCTAAAGTAAGACCAATAGCAGCTGCTCCCAAAAGAACAGCTTCTGCAATCATTACGCCCTTTTTCTGAAAAAACTCCTTAAGTTTGTTCATTTATAAACCTCTCTTAATGTTATTATCTATAGCGAGCTGCAAATGACTTTTTGAACTCGTCATCCATCTCAACTGCAGGTTCTTTTTCTTCCTCAGTAGGCTCTTCAGCAACGCTTTCAGCAGGCTTTTCATCTTCTGTTTTATCACTTTCAATAGTTGTTGTGTCAGGTTCACCATCAGCATCAGTATCTTCAGCTTTTGCTTCAACTTCAGCAACATCTTCACCACTGAAAGACTTCAATGCTTTAGCATATTCCTTCAACTGTTCATCGATTTTTGAACTGAGAGCTGCGATGTATTCCGCTTCGTCCATATCACCTTTTCCACTGAATGCTACTTCATCAAGGTCAAAATCTTTTCCTTCAATAACACCTAATGTATCACGGTATTTGTCAAAGAAGTCTTTGTTTCTACCAACAAACTGTTCCTTGTCATAGTTGCGTTTTGCAGTAGATGCTTCATTAAGGATTCCATCAAGCTTTTCAGAAAGTTGTTTCTGATTAGCCTGAAGCTCTTCAATCATTGTACGAAAAGACTGTATCAACTCTTCATTATCCATATTATTTTCCTTCCTTCTTTTTATTGCATTGTTTTAACACCAATATGATGTTGCCTTTTGAGTCTATAATAGATGTGGTGCCATTTCTGTTTTCAATAGCGGTTGAAACACCACTTTTATCCATTATTGTTGATGTACCATTTTTATTCTGTATAACACTAATCATTGTGGCATTACCTGTTTTTGGCCTGGGACAACAGGCTGGTTTGGAGCTACAGCTGGTTGTGCTGAAGGCTGCGCTTGTGACTGACCTTCACCAGCTAAATCATTTTGCAGACCCTGCTGCATATCCATTACCGTATCAATGTTTTGGTTGAAGTCAGGGTCATTCTGTGGCTTTGTCAAGTTGATGCTATAATCAAGTTTCATTACATTACTCCAAGCTTAGCTAACAATACCAACATACCAAGGCTGCCAGCATTTTGCATAATATCTCCGCCACCAGTTATTGAACTCAAAGCGGTACCAGCATTTTTAATAGCATTTGCCAATACTGACTTAAGGTCACCTTCAAAACCAAGAAGTTTAGCATTTGCTTTCATCAACTCAATCTGCTGTTGTGACATCTGATTCTGAAGTTTTGCAGCCATAATATCAGCATCCAAAGTACCTTCTTTGAGCTGCTTTTCAAGGTTAGCCAACTGAGTCTGTATCTGTGGGTTCTGAAGTTCTGTATTAAGAGCTGCTTCAACCTGAGACTTATCTCCACTAGCAAATGCATTAGCAACAGTATCGAAGTTGCCATTAATAGCAGACTGTGTTGCAGCTGTTTGAGCTAAACCTTCTGGTCCTACAGCTTCGCCATATTGCTGTTGTGTTTGAGCAGTTGACAAGTCAGCAGCTGTTTGAGCATTAGATGTACTTTCAATATCTGCAGCAGCATTAGCTCTTTCAAGTGCAGGGTTCTGAACCATCTCTTCATACTTCGACTTTTCATCATTGGAAACATCATAACCCAAAATAGTATCACCGTGAGCTGCTCTTGAAAGGTTTTCAATGTAGTTGCTGTCACGACGCTGTTTGTTGTTAGCTGTTTTCATTAAGGCGTCCATTAAGAAATACCCACCAGTCTGTGGGTCCATATCACCTCTTGCTACTGCATCCCATATTGACTGAGCTGCTTTGTTAATCTGTTTCTTCTGTTCTTTATCGGAACCAACAATATCTTCAACAGTTTTGTCTTCAGTTGGCTTTGCTGCTTCTGTATTTTCTGTAGAATCTTCAACTTCAGAAGGTTCAATAACATCAGCTTTACTTTCTTCAGTTGGTACAGGAGCCTCTTCTGCTACAGGATGTTCAGCTAACCATTTGTTTGTAAGTTCACCAGGCTTGTAGCCAGGATGAGATGCCAACCAAGCTCTAACAGATTTTGGGTCTTCACCAACTTCATTCAACACATCTTGAAATGTATATTGTTTTTGAACAGGAGCTGCTTGTTTAACAGGAGCAGCATTTTCCTGTTTATTCAGCTGTGGCATTGGTTCGCCTCTGTCAGCAACAATCTTTCCATTAACATCACGTATGATGTGTGACGTTGTTTCAGGTTGTGTTGCTGTTTTACCTGCATTCTTTTTAGCTATTTCAACAGCTTTTTCCTCAGCTTTCTTTTTGTTATTTTTATCAATAGCACCAGCTAATGCTCTTCCTGGAGCTAACAATGCATCGCCAACGCCTTTTGCTATTTTACTTCCTAAACTTCTTTCTGCCATAAAATATGTCCTTATTTATTTTGATTTTTAAGAAAAACTAACCGTTATACACCGGGAAGTTGCAGCCATAACTACCAGTGTGAGAACAAACACAAGCAGAAACATCATCACAGGTTGTACAACCTGACTGATTGCATTGTCCAGTTCCACAGTTGGAAGTTCCACAGTTTGCTGAACCACAGTTGCTTGCACCACAACCTTCACTGCTTTGACATCCGCCTTGGCAACTTTGACAGGTATTGTTACAAGATGTACATACATATGACAAACACATATTACAAGAAGTACAGCTGCCTGGTGCTGGCATACCTGATTGAGTGCTGAAACATTCAGATACAGTATCCCAAGGAGACTGACATCCCATATAACAGGAGCTACAAGTTTCCTCAGTATGTCCTTCCTCGCCTTTTACACAAGATGTACAAGTTGTCTGTCCATTAACACAAGTATTACAAGTTGTTTGAGCTGTGTTACATTTGCTACAGTATTCAACATCATAACAGCCTGAACAGCCATAAGTGTTGCCATAGCAAGAAGAACATTGTATTGGCCCTTCTGTAAATCCTAATCCACAACCTGTATTGTTGTCATCACAGTCTCTATCAACAGTAAAAAATGATTGACAAGAATGGTTATCATTTGAATAGTTTGATTTACATACAGTTTCTTCACCAACAGATGAAAATCCACCAGTGCAATGTCCGTTAGTATCATTATTAAACACAGTCTGACAAGTAACATCATCACCATCACGGCCATAGTTAATCGCACATACAGGTTCATCATCTACTGTAAAGTTATTTTCACAAGTTCCTGACACACCATTATAGCTGAATCCTTTTTGGCAAGAACTGCCACCTGTATAATAATCTTCTTCACACGTAGCACCAACATTGTTTTTACATAAGCTGTATCCTTTTTTACAGGTAGTATCATTAAGGATAAGACAGCCAACGTTTCTTTTACAAGTTGAATCATTTGCCTGACAAGTATCACAAGTTATACAGTCTATATCATCTTTATTAGAACATTTAGCGTGTTTTGCTCCACAGATAGATGTCTGTCCCTCTCCACATTCACCATAAGAACCACCATAACAGTTGCTACAAGTTCCTACAGTTCCTTGACAGTTGTTACAAGTTGAAACATTATTCTGACAGTTTACACAACCTGTACTATAGTTACAGCTGACCTGTTCCTGCTTACAAGCATTATACAACTGACCATAGCAAGGCGTACAAGGAGAAGTGTAGTCACAGACAGCATCTTCAATAACACAAGTATTTTGGTCACTGTCACAGAACTGACAGCCTGTTTGAGATGATACACATTCAGAACATATTGTGTAGTCACAGAACGGACTATCACCAGACAAACATGTATCATACATTGCAGTAAAACAAGCTTGACATGCAGCCAAACATTTTGATTCATTTTCTATTTCATTACGAATGTCTTTAATGTCACTGCCTTGTAATACTTCTTTTATTGTTTCAAGTGTGTCTGTTAATCCAGTCTTTCCTTTTTCAGGCAACCAAGTTTTCTGTTCCTCAATGTAGCCTAAAAGCTCTTCTCGAAAACCTTCAAGCTTTTCAGCCATGTAGTCTATTTGGTCGAGTGTGTCATTAATCTTTAGAGTAAGTTCTTCAACATCAAAGTTTGCATTTGCTATTCTTTCTTTGAGGCTGTTGTAATAACTACGTAATGAGCGGTCACTGTCAGCTTTTAATGCCGACTTTTCAGTAATATGTATCATTGGTAAAGGCCTCCTGGAATGTAAGGAGCGTATATTTTATAAAGCTCTGTCCAAACCCATTTGTCTGGGTAGCCAACAATCTTTCGTCTACCTGACTGCGAACATGTAGAACCAGTTATAGTCTTTTCCCATTCAATATATTGCATACAGAGGATGTTCATTATGACAATCATTTCTTTGGCAGCCCACTGAATGACATTCAAAGCTCTAGTCAATCTTTTGTACAAAAGTTCGAGATTATCAAAAGTAGCATCGAGATTGGATATATCTTTGTTTATATCTTTAATCTCTTCAGCCTGCTGTTTAAGGACAGACTGTAAAGATGCTATTCTACTTGTAATCTTTTCATTTTGAGTTGTGTTCGGGTCTTTTATGCCAAATACTGTTTTTGTTGTCATTCAATCTTTCCTCTGTCAGGTACAATGTTTACCCCAGCTAAACTGTAGCTTCTTGTACCTTCAACTTGTCTACCCATACGTCTTGATTCTTTGTAGTAAAATATTAAATCATCCATAAAGTTGACGTAAATATTTGCTGCGTTAAAAGCATCAACCATTTCATCCATAGCGGCTTGAACCTTCTGAATGCCTTCCTCTGTAACTGAAAGGCTTTTATCACTTTTGGAATAAGCATCTTTTGCTTTTTGGTTGATGTTGTTTATCGCAGCATTCCAACTTTCGGAGTCTAGATTTGTTACACCAATCATTTAAACTCTTTCCTCAACTCAGCTAATCCAGCAGCAACTGTTTCAATGAGTTTGTTACGATTTATTTCCAGTTGTCCGTTATGTTCCTCAACCATATCAGGTCTAGTTTCCTGAACATCTTGAGCAGTTATTCCAACGTGCTGTTCAGAATCTTCAGCATCTTTGTCTTTATACTCAAAAGCATACGCTTGTAAGTGGTCAAGAAAGTTGTCAATATTTGACTTTTTGGAGTTTTCATCAGAAGTAATAGTAGCATTAGCATCACTTAAAGCACCTCTTGCAGCATTGTTTCGTCTAGCAGCAGCCTGAGCTGTAAGCCAATCCATACCTGACTGAACTGCTCCAGCACCAACACCACTCATAGCAAAATGAGCAATCATATTATACAACTGATTACGTCTATCTATTTTGTCTTGGTATTCTGCCAACTTCTGCTGATAAATCATTTTAGCATTGTCGAGCTGTTTGCTATAAAGATTTGAAGACTGATTCAACTTTGACTGTTGATAACCACCAATAATGTTTTGCTGATTAGCTAAGGTTGAACCATATTGCTGTGTATACTGATTAGCTGCATTGTTAGCTGCATTCATTGCAGCAGCTGCTTTGCTCATACCAGACTGTTGAGCTGCTGCCTGAGCTTGAGCTGTTGACTGATTTGCTGCATTTTGTGCTGTATTAGCTGCAGTTCCTTTTGCCTGATTTAGAGCAGTTTGATAACCTGTAATGCCACTGTTTTCATTTATGTCATTTTTATAGCTCTGTAAGTTTTCATTGGCTTTGTTGTTGAACTGCTCTGTTGCGTCATTTATTCCTTGTCTTTCAGATGGTAACATTTTCTCTCCTTTTCAAATATAACTGCAAAAACTGCATTGCCATTATTAGTAACTGAACATCTTCTGGTGTTTGAGGCTCAAAGTCTTTTAATATTGTCATCAACTGTAACACACAAGTATCAGCATTAACTGGCAATAAGTTTTCCTTTGCATTCTCATCCGATGTTATGTTTATCTTTCCAAATGTACGAGCATCCTGACCAAATATATCAGAAATAGTCAACTGAGCACCAAGGCCTAAGTCGCTGTTTTTCATATTTGCTACATCAGCTAAGCCACTTTGGTACTGCTCATCCAAAAGATTGGTTTCTTTATTGTAAGCATCTTCCATTTGACTGTTCTGTGTTTCAATCTGTTTGGTAATAATGTCTTGCTGTTCTGCCAGATTGCTGTCATATTGCTCAGCGTATGTTGAACCAGTTGTGTTGACAGCATTCATAGCTGCTTGAGCTTTATTGATACCAGTGTTACGTTGAGCATTTTTAATGGCTTCAGTTGTTCCTTCAGCTTGAGCAGCAGTTATTGAACCAGTTGCAGCTTTAGCATTTTCCAAAGCTCTTGCAGCTCCGTTTGTTCCAGTCCACTCATCTTTATATTTATTCCAACTGTCTGTTAACTCCTGACGTTTAGCTTGCCAAGCATTTGTCAGTTTGTCAGTCTGCTCTTTACGCATTTTATCAGCAGTTGTTTCAAAACCAAATGTTGAGCCAACGCCGTCCCAAACATCCCCAACTGCATCAGCAAACCAGTTGTTGAAGCCTTGAGCTTGGTCAGTTGCCCAACCTATTGCATCACTGAGCCAACTCATTCTGCTGGCCTCCTAACTGTTGGAGATACTGCTGAGCTGTTGCTTGGTCCATCTGTCCATTCTGTATTGCCTGAACAATAGACTGCATTTCAGAAAGCTGAGGGTCCATCTGAGCTGACTGAGCATCAAGTGCAGCTGTCTGTTGGTTAATCTGTTGTGTTTGAGCATTAGCCATATCATTATTTGACTGCTGTTCAGCTCTTGCCTGTTCCATCTTTACAACTTCATCATAAAGTTTCATCAACTTCTTAATGTCGCTATCATTGTCAGGATTATTTACAGCTGAAAGTGAAAGACAGTAGCTCCTGATTTCTGATTTCAATACTTCAGTTGGTATAAATACAGGTATGTCGTAGTCATTTTCCTCAATACATCTTTCAATAACAGTCATTACAGCATTATGTACGTTATTGCTGATTGAGTAGCCTTTCTGCAAGTCAGGAAGTTCCATCAACTCTAACAATGCAGACTGTGGAATCTGTCCTCTGTCTGACATATCTCTCAAGATTTCCCATTTCTTTGATGGGTCTTTTGAAAGAATATCAGATGGTGTAAACTGGAAGTCCATATTGTCAACTGCCTTACGAATGTCACTCCATTTAAGGCTTGTTCTGTATTTTGACTTAGGAAGAATGTTTCCATCAAACAGTTTAATAATCTTTTTGGCAACATCAACATACATACTTATTACATTGTTAGCTTGTATCTGAAAGCGCTGAGCTTCAATGTTCTGCATTGTTCCCATTGCTACACCACTGTTAACACCAGCTACGTGCTGTCCTTGTACAGACTGTTCAGACAAACCAACATATTCATAAGCAGTCTTTTTCAATGTTTCCAATCTTTCCAAGAATGTGTTGCTGTAAGGCTCAACTGTCTTAAACTGAATGCCATTATTTGGTACACCAGGACCACCACTTCTGTATGGTATAAACTGGAGAACTCTGTTTGAAACTTTGTTAATGTCAACATCTGTTTCGTCTGGGTATGCAGCATATGCTATTGGTGATTTTTCCTCAGCTATTCTCAAACGGTTGTTGATAGATTTTATTTCCTGCTGAATGCCATACAACAAATCTGCTACTGAAACATTGGATGTTCCTTTAATAGGTGGAGTATAATGAATGAAACAGAATGGGATTGTGTCTTTTTCATATTCAGTAATGTTGACAATGTCAAGCTGTTCAATGTATTCAACTCTTTTATGTGTTAAAATGTTCCAATAAAGATGTCTTGTAACATATTCAACTTTATTATTAACAATATATGGGTACTGCTGTTGGCGGTATTCAACTTCAACAATATTGCCATAAGTTACCTGACGTGGGTCCAAATAAACCTGCCAAGGTAAAACTTTGTTGATTTTATTTTCATCAATATCAAAGTAAATGTAGCCTGTATCAAAAATACAAGCATCACGGAATGCATCTGTAACTTTGTCAACAAGTTTAAGTTCATCAAATGCAATGTCAAAGTACTGCTGAGCTTGTTTTGCTATACGAACGTCTTTATAATCTCCATTATATGGATTGATGTAAGGCCTTGTTTTATAGCTCGAAACCATTGCACAAAGTGTGTCAGTACAAGCTTTGATGACATTATCACTGTACTGAGTTGTAGTATCTGTTTCATTTCTGAAGCCACAGTCAACAAAATAACCAGCCACTTCAGCATCAGTTAAGTTGTTTAATGCATACTGTGGGCTGCCTGTATATTCTCTCAAGTTGCGTAGATATTTATAGTTTCTTTTACCAGAGAGAGATATTAACTCGTCAATGCGAGCTTTATATGTGTCAAAATCCTTTGTTCTTTTCATTAGACTAAATCCTTTAGTTTTTAAGAAAAAAAAGACATCTCTTACATTTTTGAGGATATTACTAAATATATGTTAATATAACAAAGGAAGTTCGTTATAAGCGGCTCCGAAGGAAACAAACGTTTGTTCAACGGTAAAATGAACTAGAGTGGAAGATTGTAGGTTAACAACCACGTATCCAGAACTCGATAAACAATGAATGTGGCGGATGAAGAGCTTCACAACTTGGACAAAACATTCAGTCTATAGGCAGTCTACAGAAACTATACTGTAATCAATGACGGCAGTGGCTCCGAAAGGAAAAACTAAAGTTTTTGGTATTTACTGTACCCGCTTACACCAATAGGCCAAGGTTCAATCCGCAACTATGACGAGACTGGGAGTTTGCGTATGCCTAATGTAAAGTCAGCAGCAACTGATATAAAATAGCATTAGACTAGAGAAGCCGGCGGGTGCCAACCTACTTCATTATTGCTAGAAGTACCACTTGTAAGGCAAATATAAATCGTCTGGGGTCAAGAGGCGTCAACTGGTATTGTAGCTTATCAGATTGTTCTATTAAATAATAAAATAAACTGATAGGCCACAATCAAATCAAACAGTTCACCAAAAGGAAAATAAATATTGTTTCCTTTGGAGAGCTGAAACAACTTCAATATTTAATAAAATAAATATTATTAAATAGAGAAGCGTTATCGGGATGATTTTTAATCATACCGTGTGGCTTCGATGGAGATTAACTAAATAACATGAGTAAACAGAGAAACATTCATTATAAGATTAAACCTGAAACACTGAACACAATCAAGTTGTTACAAAGAACTGTTGGTATTACAGGTAAACTAGGAAACACATATCCGTTTTGGTTGCCAGACAATATTTACAATGAAAAAAGCGCTCAAGCTTATATTTTGAAACTAATGAAGATATGATAATAAAACGGCCGCTCAATATAATGGGCGGCCTTTTTATTTTATATGCTTTGTTTGAATGCTTTAACTACTGTTGTTGAACTGTCTGATACAACATCTGCTACAATATTATTGATAGCCCAAGGTGTATCAATAGTTACTGCAACGCCTTGGCCTTTAACCATATTTGGTGTTATATCAAGCTGATATTGATTATAGATGTCCCAATCATCTGGATTTATAGTTTGTTCATTTTCCTTAATCTGTACAGCTCCAACATCAGTCAATGTAGCAACTTTCCACTTAATGACATCTGGTGTTTTATATCCGTGATTCAACAATGTTACCTGATATTTATTGATGTTGCTGTTTGTTTTTTCTCCACCGCCAAAAAGCTTTGTTTCAAATGTCATTCGACTAGGAGCATAATCATCAGTAAGTTTGTAGTAACTGATAAACTGCAAGTAGTGTTCAGAATGGTCATCATTTGTGTTACGGATTGCACACCAACCTTTGTCAGTAAAGTATATTTCCTCAACATCTTTAATATCAAGTCGAGTCATACACATTGAACTGATTAAATAAATACCTTTGTCAGTACAGATGTACAATGTCTGAGTACCAGTGTTGTATTTTGTCATATAGACTTCGTGTATGTCTGTTGTTTCATATAGCAAAGCCAAGTTGGCGTCACCAGTAAAGCTGTATAATGACCTGTTCATTGGGCTATAAAAATATGCAATAGTTGGCAAACCACCTAAGTACTGCATACCAGTTATGTCGATGATACAGTCTGCTTCCATCAATGTTCCGTTGCTGTAAATGAGTGCATAAATCTTGTCATCAATGATGCCATAGAACTGTGACTGAATAACAAAGATTGCCTGTACATTTTCAAGCTGTGTTGCTGTGCTGTACAACAATATAGGCATTGTGTTATTGGCAAATATAAGCTGATAAGCTAAGTCGCCGTTAATAACTGCATCTCTGTTGTTGTATGTTATCAAGTACTCAGTAAAAATGTTTGGGCTGTACAATGTATATGCACCAGTTGCCAATGGATACTGAATGCCAATCATATCAGGATTGACTGTTCTAACTTTGTTATAAGGACCAATGATATATGAATAAACATAAGCAGCTGTTGTTCCGTTATTTGAATAGTAAACATCAATCTTTTCACCATTATTTGGAACAGATGAACCAATGAAGTCTTCAGTACCTTTAGCCAATCTCTGATAAGGAGATGGACCGATAGATACTGATGAAACACCTTCATTTGTTACAAGATAGTTTGCATTAACAGCAGTTGTTGCTACGATAGTTGAACTTATACCAACACGTCCACTGAAAAATGGATTATTAGTTTTTGTAGTTGTTCCCGCTAAACATCTGTTTGTGTAGTCAGTTGCATAATGATACAACTTTTCTTTTTCGATGTCATAACAGTTCCAATAAGATGTTGTGTTGATAACTAGGTATTTATTTTCAATAAGCTTGAAGCTGTTGTCATTTACTATTGAAACTTTAACCCAGTCACGGTTGGCTTTCTGATAGTAAAGATTTGTACCATCAGCAACAGCATAAGTATCAGAGTGGATGTCGTTCCATTCAGTTACCATTGTTCCCATCTGTTTAGCATTTGGTGAGCTTGACAAACCAACTCTCAAGTTGTTGGCATACACAATGTTCCAATAGTCATTTAATCTAACTCTTGAACCAGCATTATTGTAAGGCATTGCATTGGCTGTTACAGAAACATCCGTTGAACCACTGTAAGTCTTTTCATAATATGTATTGTTTGTCAAGACACCAGCAGAATATTTAACAGCATCAGCACCACTGTCGAATATTTCATCCATTGCATTTACAACAGCAGTATTTTGAGCCAACTCTGTTCCTGTTTTTGAGCTCCAAGTAACAACTTCTCTACACCAGTTCTGGCCTAATGCAATAGATGCTGCACGATAAACACAATATGTATTGTCGAAATGGCCTTCTTTTGTAACAGAGTATGCAATAGTTGCAGTTGTTCCACCATTGTATGTAATGCCTGTAATGCGACATTCAAATGGGATTGAGTAGCTGTCTGCTGTAGTTGTTTTAACATCTTGTTCAGCTTCAAACAGACACCACATATTTCCATCATCATTGAAGATATTTGGGTTAACACCTGTAGTGGCATTAGCAGATGTTGAATATTCATTTACAAATGTATAGTTGTAGTTCAAGTACTGCTGTGGAATAGTTACAGATGTCTTCTGAGCTGCTGTCTGAACGTTGTTATAATAATCAAATGTTATTGAAGGAGTAATGCCTTGAATAGCAGCTGCACCATTATATGTATATGTATAAGTAGCGGCTGTTCCTTCAGTAGTTATAGCAACTGATTCTGTGTCTTGTCTAGGAGCAGATGAACCACTGAAGTTGATTACACCAACCATATTATGAAGGTTGCCATCTCCAGTCAATGTAAAGCTGAATGTTGTGTCAGTTTTTACGTAGTTGAATGTTTTCCAAGTTCCATCATCTGATACTTCAGTTGGTACATAACCAGCATCAAATGTAATAACAGGAGATGTTATATCCTTAGCTTCGTGGAAAGTAGCACCGTTATCGTTACTATAAGCAGGCAAACCTGTTGAAACGACAGTTGCTTGGTCATACACTGACAGTACTGTAATATTCTCAGTAACATTGACAATAACTGGGATTGATGATGTACTGAATGCTAATGTATCAATAACGCTGCCTGAATGGATTATGTAGCTGTCATAATAAAAGTCAGTTGTTTTCATTGGCTGACCTGCATTGTTTGTTACAGTAACAAGAACATCATTGTCATAACTTGATATAAAGATTATTGGTTCATATAATATTTTCTGTTCAGTTGTTGCAGTCCGATAACCTGGAGCTGGGTGATTTGATGAGTTGACATATGCATTAGCTCTCCAACTGAATGTATGAGACTGTTCAACGCCATCAGTTAAAGTATAAACTTTAGCATTATTGTTGTCATCATAATAAACAGCAACATAAACAGGAGTTCCATTAACGATTTTAACCCTTGAATGGACAATAGCACCAGTAGTGAAAAGTGGCTGTGTACCTTCAATAGTTGAACCATCATAATGTATAGTCGGGATATTTAAGTCGGAGACTGTTACATAAGCCTCTTTGTTATTGACAACATCAAATACATCAGTAGTTGGCTCGTAATCTTCTTTTCGATATGATGTTGGGTCAATCTCTGTAACAAGTCGGTTGTTTCTGTATAATGCATTGTTCTTTATTTCAAAACGATTGCCTTTTTTATCAAACAAAACATTTTCAGACTCAAGTGTTTCAGTATTATGCCATACTGGAGAATAGCATTCGTCATAAAATACACCAGTTATGTCGTGCAAAGTGCTAAAAGAGCTGTCAATATCTACTTTGTTTTCATTGATATCCAAAGCCATTGGAAATGTTATTTTCTTTTTCATCAGTAGTTCCTTATTTGATTTTTAAGAAAATATTTAAATCCTTTTTTTTCAATCCATTATTTTATTATTGTCCCATATAGCTAAAAAAGTGGTACAATATTATTAAAAAATATTTAACTAGATTAAAGGACTTTTTTAGCTATATCGGACAATAAAGGATAAAAAAAATGAAAAATATTTATATAATAGCATTTTTTAGGCTGAAAATGACTTTTCTACTTTATATCCTAATGCTTCACTAGGAAAATAAATAACTCTTCCTCTATCATTGCGTTCAAAATAATATCTATCTGATGCTGATGTTACAGTCTGAGGGCTATCATCCCATTGTCTACCAACAGCCCAAGAAGCTGGATGACATTTGAATACATCAGTAGGATATAAAGCATTTATATATTCCCTGCCATTTTGAAAATCCCAGTCTATTTTGCCATCTCTAACTGGTAAAAAAGTATGGGAATAGTACTTATCTACACCAGTCATTATAAAAGGAGCTGACATACTTGATGCAGGCATTATCAATATTTCATTCTTACCAGTTGGTGCTGTATTTGTTACTGTAATGCTTTCCATAAAGGAATAGCCTGTGTCTGGTAATATCAAACCTTCTTTATTTAATGATACAACTTTGCTAGTTTGAGGGTTAACCTTAAATAGCCTCTGAAGCTTTCCAAAGCCATTCATATATTCGACCCATTCTGCTTCCAATGAACCTTCATTTACTTTGAATGCTTCACATTTTGTTGGATATATTATGCTCATTCGTTTTCTATCTCCATAACCAATGCAACAGGTATGCCAAGCTTTTTACCATCAGGAGTGTTATAAGCACCTCCCCATGTAAAACCTAAATAGCTGTCTCCTATGCAAGCTTTTGTTTCTCCATCTTCTATATACAAAGCGCCTTTGCCTGCATATTCAACAACTATTGATGATGTCATATCACTGTTCCAAATACGGAACTGGTCACCTTTGTTCATTTTACAGTCAAATAAGTCTACAGAAGACCAAACTATTGTTGAGCTGCCGAACCTAGTTTTATACAGCTTTTCTGGAACCAAACTGTTTGTAAAATGAATATTAAGAGATGCTATTCCGTCATAGTTGGCAGGTGGTGTAACTGTAATAGGAGATGTTGTTGTGTTAAGCGTCATATCAATAGTAGGATGGTATTCCAACCTTTGTTTATCAGATAAGGTGCCTTCTTTTTCAACCATCAAGTCTACATATTGCAGCTCCATACTTCCGTGACGTACTTGAGCTTCTATTGTATATATATTTACCATTAGTATTTTCCTATCTTAAGCTATAGTCACGTTTCTTATAGTACTGTACACAAGCACAGTTATTGTACCAGTTTGAAACAGTTATTTTATCACCTTTCATAAAGTCAAATGTTCCTGTACCATCTATACTACTTGATGGCGAACAGCCTATTACTACTGACGTACTGTTTCTAACAATAGTTATAGTTTTTTCACCACCAACTGCACTTACACGTATTTGTCCATCATACTGCATAGTTGTTATAGATGATAAGTTTGGATATTCAAAGTCGCTCAACTCAAGCTGGTCTGCTATGTAAGCTGCGACAGCATTACTTGTAACTGGGTTCAAGTTGCCATCTGCTACTCTATTTACTATCATATAGGAGGATAAGTCAACCTCTTTTGTTCCAACTATCTCATTTGTATCAATGTTTGCTATATCTGCTTCAGCATCAGCAACTGTATCATACACTTTCATAAGTTGAGGAACATTATTTCTATGAAGTGTTGCAGGACCTGCTGTACCAGTTTGTGCATCCTCAGTACGTTCAACAACAAAAGTTTTATATGCCATACTATTTACTCTCCTTAATATCCATTATCTATGTAAAAGCTCATTTGCAGAGGAAGCTGCTTTTCAACATCACTGTCATTATGCAATGTTATTCTGAAATAGGACTTGTTATGGTAAACATCTTCTTTGAAGCTTTCTCCATTTATAACAAGTCTTGAAAGGTTGAAAATGCCTTTATCTTCTCTGTCAAATAGCCAGATACCAACATCAATAGATGAATGTGGTTGTACTGTTTTCCCAGTAACACATTTTCCATAGATGTGGTTGCCATCTTGATAAAACTCCAGTTCTGCCAACCAGTCAGTTGACCAAGGTTTCCATTTCTTTTTCATTTAACTATTCGCCCAAACATCAAGTGTTACCCAGAAATAACCGGTAAATCCAGATGTATTTGTTATAACAAGTCCAATGTTAGATGTTGCGTCAGGTTCACCTCTAGTATATGCCAAAGGCCTACCTGCACCTTCATTACCTGACCCAACCAAAACTGACTTAAATATAAAGCCACTAGCTACATTGTAAAGTCTTATATCAGGTTGAGTGAAGTCACCTGACGTGATACTGGTAGAAGTTCTTGCGTGAATAACATAATGAACACATCCACCTTCTTCTCGTCTCATTGCTGAAATATCTGTTAAACCGGTTGTTGAATAAGGTGTAAAGTCTTCCCATTTTCCATCATTAACATTACCACTTACCAATGGCTTTAACTCTGTGTCTGTTGCTACAAATATCTTTCCCATTATCTTTTAGTCTCCATAAATAGTTAGTATCTTGCAAGAGTTACAAGTGTATCTTATTACGTATTTTGAGCCTCTTAGCAACTTTGCACTGCCCGAAAGAACTATTGGTTCGGTTGCTGTAGAACTATACAAACCATCATATAATGCTACCAAGTTGTATTGGGAACCCTGTGATGTTCTATCCCAGTTATCGCTGTTAAATATAGTTAGTACACCCTGTAAAGATAAGTTTCCTATCAACTGAATGTGCATATCACAAGGTGCTGTAAACTCGTAATAAGTATCAGTGCTTCCTGCAACAGTTACTGGGGTAAGCGTTATGTAAGGGTCTTGTGTAAAGCTAGAAGTATCATTGTATGTATGAAGTTTATAAATACCTCTGTTATTATCAACTTCCTCTTCTGTAAATACAATAGTACCTTCTGGTATCTCGCCATTATCATAAGCATCTTGTGCTGCTTGGTCTGTGGCGAAAAAAGCGATAGGGTTGCTTTTTGCAGCCAATGTTATCAAGTCAGCATTTGCATCTTTCTGTATTAAAGCCATTATCTTTTACTCCTCTTCACAATGAAGCCACTCGTCACTAGCATCTGTAAGTATAACCAACGCATTAGCAGGTATATACAACGGGTCATTCATATTCGTTATTGCAGCTCTTGTATTGTACTCTGCTGTTGTCAAAACTAATGTAGTTCCACTTCCACCACTGCCAACTTCATCAGACCAGCTCAAGTCGTAGTCAGTTGTTGACAATGAAGCTCTTTCAGCTATCAATGCTTTTTTCAACTTTGTATCAGCATTTGTAAATGGTACTGAAACTGCTTCAACTATTTCATCTCCATTGAATGCTAATGGAATGTTGGTTGATAAGCCTGTCTTTCTTTTTGCTATAAACTGGTCATTTAACAAAGCATTGCTTATACCTAAGTATTTCAAAACATAAGAACATAATACGTAATGAACATCAGATATAATGGACTCTTCATATCCTGGCGACTTAGCTTTTACATCATTTATATCTGTAAAGTCTGTATAGCTATTTTCAAAGATAGACGTTAATGTTGCTTGAATATCTGTTGTAATGTCTATTGTGTTCCATATAGCACCTTGATGATAGCGTATGCTTGCTTTCTGCAAAACTAATGTATCTTTATCATACTCAAGTGAGACAATAATATTATCACCTATTGCACCAGTTCCAAGCAGGTATTCATTCCCATTGTATGTAATAGTATCTCCAACCTGCCAGTAAGTTTTAGCTGTTGGTTTTGTAATGTTTAAGTCAACTAATGTTGATACATCAAATGCAGTTTCAACAGCACAAGTGTTTTCATTATCATCTGTGTTGTCAATGTAAACTTTGTTGCTAGATGTTCTCAATGTAGCAGCTTTAGCCAATGCAGTATCAATAGAACTAAAGATACTGTTTGTATTAGAAGCATCTAATGTGCTGTTTGTTATTACTAAAGTTGAACCAGTATCATCAATAGACTTTGCCTTAAAGATGTCTGTTGTTAAACTAGAAGTAATAATGTCATCTGCAGTAAGCTCAGAAGTAGTTATAACTGGAGCTGAAACACTAGCAGCTCTAATATCATTTGTTATATCTAATGAACTTGCAGTTATTTTATTTGCTACATCGAGGTTGTTATTTATTAAAGTTGAACCTGTAATGTCAACCAAACCGGAAACAGTCAAGTTTCTGCCAATAAAAGCGTCTGCTCCAATAGTTGCATCATTAGCAATAGTCAATGTTGAACCAGTAATACCGTTGTCTACTAAAAGACTTCCGTGTACTTCTGTACCATTACCTAAATGTGTTATGTGATATTCATTAACACCTTCACTGTCTACTGTTGGGTATCTTTCTGTTGTTGCGTAGTATTTACAAGGAAGTAAATAAGCATCATACAATGTAACTGGAATGCACCAGTCATCATCAAAGTCTGGGAATGTCTGATAGTTGCTTTGATAAAGTTCACCAGTGTCATCTGTAAAGAAGTCGAAGTACAAACCAGCATATGTACCAGCAGCTACTTCGTAATGGATGTATTCTCTAGAGGCATATTCACCAGTTGAAACAATGCGGAATGGTAAATAGTCAGCACCAACTTTCTTTTTGATAGCTTTTGTATCAAGATGTGCTGCATCTGGTGTTTTATTTACATATTGAGTTCTTCGATAGAAGTCGGCTTCATTGCTACAAAGGTACAAGCTGTTATCTACTGAACAGACATCAGATATTGTTACAGCACCACCTAATGCAATACCATTCCAGTTGTATATAGACTTTGCAGTTATCGGGTTGTCAATGTTTTCAACACCAGAAATAGTATCATTATTTACAGCTAAAACAACTTCGAATGTTCCGTCAGTTCGTGAACGCAAGAACATAAAGTTTTCAGTAATAGAAGTAATAGCAAGTTCGTCTACTGCTACTTTCTTAAACTTTACTTCATCATTTGTATTAACTGACTGGTCTGGTACATAAACATTGAATGGAACATCAGACTGTGTGTTATATTCAACACCAGTGTTTGTATGTTCAGCATAGTCAGTTGTAGGAGTTAAGTACAAAGTTGCTCCACCAACAGCAGGAGATGTATTGTCACCATAGTCCAAATGCTGACTGAATACAGTTGCTGCTCTGTGATAACAGATGTAGTTCATTGTATCCGACTGTATTGGGAATGGCCAAGTAGCCCAAGTGTTTGGTGAACTGTCCAACAAAAGGTCTCTACCACTGTAATGCCAGTAAAGCTTACCACCTCTTTCAGTTAAGAGATAAAGCTGTGGTTTTGTGTTAAATGTTTTTATTTTAGCTTCCAACAAAGAAGCTGGGTCACCAGTTGTATAAGGCGCTCTAGAGTAAGCAAATGTTAAGTTGCTACCTGCGTTTGTTATGTAAGCAGAAAATATTTCTTTGTCATCATTGTCTCTCAGGGTAACAACATATTCACCGCTCATAAAGTACGGTATCTCAATAACGTTTTTAGCACCAGCAGCTGGGTCTTGTAATGTCTGTACGTTAAACTTGTGGTAAAGCTGTGTATTCTCAAGGTCTGTTATACGAGCAGCCAAAGATGTCAAGCTGTCAATAGTTGCTGTATCAACTACAACATTATCAATATCAGCAGTAGCAATGTCTGCTGTGTTAGCGCTGAAGTCATCAGTTACCAAAGTTGATGCTGTTAAACTGCCAATAGTTCCTGTGTCTGCATCAATATTATCGAAGTCGTATGCTTCTGTTACAGTTAAGTTGCCAACTGTTAAGTTTTCAATAGAAGCATTT